TCCCTCGTTGCTGATCCGGCGGCTAAAGTTGGTCAAGTATTGATCAATATGGGTAGCTCCAGCCGTAGGCATTATACTCCACCTCTTTCTTCAAATCTCGATTTCCCTTGAACGCCGACTCACGACGCGCTCAGGACAAACAGGACAAACGGACCGATCAGCAAGATCTCAATGATATCCCCAGCAGCGGAGGCCGCTTCCAACGCAATGCCGCGGACCACATCGCCGCCAGTCGTCTTGGCAACCGCCTGGCCGTTGGTATTCGAACCCACAAAAGAACCCCTCGCGATGACTCCACCAGCAATCACCTTGCAGGTGCCGCCAATAGCCACCGTCACGGGCATGCCCTCGTCCGCACGATAGAAGTCCGTCAGAATCCCGATGGGCACATCACCCGCGCCATCCACCAGAGCCACGTCGTAGCTTCCCGATCCCAGCTTCACAAAGTGATAGCGAGCATCGGAAAGGTCTTGCCCAGCAGTAAAGGTCTTGTAGACCGGAACGCTCATCTGGCTCACACTGCTCACCCTTTCGTTTGCATATGGAAATAAAAAACACCCCACATCGGGGTGCCATCGACGATTCAGTTGTTATCCGCTGTTACTCCTTCGCCACAGGAATCGAACGGTCGTAAGCCTCCACAAGGTCGGGATGCTCCCTAGCCACCTTGCGAGCGGCTTGATCGTAGGGAATCTTCTCCTCTTCGGCGACCTTCTTCACCAGTTCGGCAAACTGCTCCGAAGGATCGCCCGAAAGCGGCTTCCCGTTGCTTCCGAACTCCTTGAAAAGATCGCCCTTGGTAATCCGCTCCTGAGCCGCCTTGAGAATCTCCTCAAGCTCTTGGGCAAACCCGGGAGAAACCTTCTCCTGCGCCTCGTAAAGCGCCTTGGCGATTTTATCAACCTCGCCGACGCTCGCATACCCCTCGGCACGCTTGCGGATCTCCGCCTTCACGCGGGCCTCGCGCTCCGCCTTGGCGATCTGCTCCGCCTCCTGCGCCTTGCGCTCAAGCTCCTCAAGGCGCTTGCGAACCGGCTCGGGCAAGTCAGCCTTGTTGATCTCCTCGGCCTCCTGCTCCTGAGCCTTCTTCGAAAGCTCCTCAACCTGCTTTTGAAGTTCTGCCAGTTTCTTCTCCTGCTCGTCAAAAGCCGCCTTAACAGCCGCTTTGACTTCCTCCGACACACCTTCCAAGATCGCGTCAAGAGTCTTCTCCTGCTCGCTCATCGTCTCTTCTCCCTCCCCATTTGTTTCGTGAAGCCCCAAGTGCTTCGCAATAATATTCCATGCCGCCCTCAACAACGAGCGGTCATGTCCCTTGGCCGCCTCAACCGTCTCCGGCACCATCTCACCACCTTCCTCGGCCCGTTTGATCACAAGAAACCGCCTTTTGTTCGCGGGGCGATCAACAGCCGCGACAGCTTCCACCTCTAAATCAACAAGCTTCCTAGGCAACGCCATCAACCTCCACTCGGATCGCCGTTCCCTCTAGGCTGAGACCAGTGCGCTCCCCTTTCTCGATTTTCTCGAAATACTCAGGGTTCCACACAACTCCGAGAAGCCATGTACCCTTCTTCACAATCTCCCCGTTGACCTCAAAATCAGTTGGCGCAATATAGCACTCGACAATCGTGCCGAGTTCTTCATCGCTTTCCGAAGGAATGTGCATATCGTTGAGACCGCGCTTTTGCACCACCTCATAGGCATCGGTGATGTCCAACCGCACACTCTCGCCACTCTCCGCGGCTTTGATCACTTCCTCCAAAACCCGAAGAGCCGCCTTAGTCAAAGTGTCCTGCCCCTGGAGACGGCGCATGAAATTCCAACAAGCCTTCTCAATCTCATCAGCATCAGCGAAGTCTCCCTGGCTGTCCACCGTGTCCGGCTCATAAACAATGCCAAGCGTGTAATACTTTTTGTCGCTCTTGGCGATGAATCTGCCCTGCTTTTTCACCTTCACCCACTTCCCCGTTCGTTCGTCTCTCTCCCAACCCGCCCGCTGGACCGCGGCCCATGCAGTGGCGGCGGCTCTTCCTTCGTCGCCGTACTGCCTTTCCGCAGAATTGAAAGCCTCGCGCCAAACCGTCTGCGCTTCCTCCGGCAAGGCGTCACGAATAGGCTTGGGAAGGTCACGGTTTCTGTCGTAGGGCAACAGACATCACCTCCCCATCAAAGGAAAGTGCCAGGAAGATCCACCGGTCGCACCGACACGCGAACAAAACAACGACAAAGGGGATGGATGGGCGGCGCTTCGACGAAATCCCTGCCTACGGAAAACAGCCCACGCAGCGGTACCTCCTGACCATGCAGAGGTCCGCAACGAGGACATACCCTTTCGTCCGCCTGCGTGAAGTAGGTCTTTGTAACCAGCTTCCCATCCATTTCCCACAATAGGCCAGCAACCAAGAACCCTCGGGCAATCGCCGAAACAGTATTGGTCTCTCCGATCATCTGCTGGCGAACATCCAGCAACCGCCGGGCATTCATAACCGCCGCCTCAAGCCCTTCCGTACCATCGGATAGGACTGGCCTCAATGCGGCACCGGCGAATCGACGAGTGAGGCCAAAAGCACCAGCGCCAAGAAGCGCGTTCATTGTGCCGCTGTCCGTCGCTCCAGCCTCATCCAACGACATGACAGACTCGATAACGGCCATCCTCGTTTCAGCCGCAATCAATCGAGCCTGACTCGCCGCTTCGGAACCAGCCCACATGGCGATTTCCACATCCGCCATCCGAAGAGGAACAGGTTCATCTTCTTCGATTGCCAGCCTCCTCACGGAAGCCCGTGCCGCCTCTCGCAACCTCGGGGCCAACAGTCTTGCCAGACGCTCCTCAAGAGCAATCCACAAGAACGGATCGGTCCATTCGACCCAATCCACCACCGACAGGGCGTCCTGCACTTCCATAAACCAAAGGAGCACCACAGCAGCAATCTCCGCCTGGTGCTCTTCCAGCAAGTCTGCATACCACGCTGGCTCCGGCCTTAACGCTTGTTTTGCCAAGAACTCGGAAGCCAGACGATTAATCCCGTCCCCCAGCTTCAACAGTTCTTCAAACGGCAGGTGGTCGTGTTTCATTGTCCGGCCTCCCTGCGAGCGCCCTGCCGATCGCATCCCTCTCCCGCGCCTCAAAGAGGGCCTGGTTATCTTCCAAGTCGTCGCTTTCAGCCTCGGGCAGCCCCAGGAACTTACGCATGAACCTGCGGAGCTGAGGATCGGTCCTGAGAGCGTCCACTCCGGCAAGCCGGAAGATAATGTCGGCCAGCGTCTTCGGATCTACGTTCACCACCGGACCATGGATAAACCGCGGGAGCATTTCCCTTGGCAGGTCGCGGCCATTCAACGCAAAAAGGCGCGGCACCGCATAGCGATTCAGCACCTCGGCGATGATATCCAACCAAGTCATCATCGCCTGCCCGAGAAGGCTTCGCTTCACATCCGCCAATGCATAGGACCCAGCATTTTCGTGCCCCATGAGGATGATGTCCGAAAGCACCGACATGGCAATGCGGGCGTCGTAACGCTGGATCACCCTCTCGGTGTCCATCGTTTGCGATCCTTCGGACGAAAGAAGCACAAGTCCCCCCGCCTCCTTCCAAGAACGAGGCAGGACTGCACCCATGGCTTCGTCCTTTCGAATCCTCGAAATCATCTCCTGGGCGAACTTGAGCTTCTCCCTCGCCTCTTCGTTGTCCATAAAAATCTCGTCAGGGGCATAGAGGACCGGGTATCCGGCGAGATTTCGTTCAATACCGATGGCCTCAATAACCTCGATCCGCTTCTTGTAATACCACGGCTTAAACGCCCCTCTAAGGACGCTTTGGCCTTCGGGGTTATTCTTAACCGTCTGTGTGCGGAACAAGAGGAGCTTTTCAATCGGGATCTCAACTAATCCGGCCCTTCCGTTGGACCAGGAAACATTCTGCCGAATCCCCTTGATGCCGCCCTCATCGTCGAAAATCCATTCCCAAATCGTCTCCTGAGCACGGAACGGGAGCTTCTTCCAACGAATCGTGCCATCGGGGGCTTGCTTGTAGCAAATTTCGGCGACGGAGAAACCGTAGGGCAAAAACGTCAAAGCCTCGTCGATGAAGTCCATCCATCCATGAGACATGCCGTGCATGTTCTCAAGGAGAAAATCGGCATCTCGCTTTTCTTGGTCACTGTCCCCCGCCGCTTCTACCCTCCACTCGGCACCGCGGGCAAACTGGCTAATCGCAAAAAGAACCGCGGAAACAACCGGGTCCATCAGCATTTCACTGTACGTTTTGACCCGTTCCTGGAGCGTCCTCAGTTGCGGCAGAAAATCCTCAATGACCTGACCGCCACTGGTCTTTAACCCCGTCGAGCCTAATTCCCTGAAAACAGGTCTAGGAGGGGCGTCTTGCTTTTTCACTTGTTTCCTCGCCAAGTAATCACCCCTCCCTCATCTTGCAACCGCCAACCGACCTCGCGGGCGAGCCATAGGCTCGCCTCCATCCCCCAAAAGAAAAGGCAGCCCGTTCGGTAAAAGGAGGAAAACCCGAACGGACCGCCTAGGGGTATTCATTAACGTACACGTGTTCACGCCAATTATAACACATACGCTCGACAAATCAAATAGGTCACCTCACCACCCCGTCGTCCAGTAGCTCCCGCTAACTCCCACAAGAACAGGGGAAACATTCGCACCACCCGCCAAGACGCTGGCTGCGGCCAAGGCCAAGGCATCAGCACGGTCGGGAGACCTCAATCCCCGCGCCCGCATCTCGTCCTTGCTTTCCACCTTGATCTTGCCGCCGCTATCGACGATTTTGTATTTGATCGACGATAGTTGTGACGCCAACGTGTCGTCCGGAGGGAGCGCAATGGCGTTCGGATTCTCGGGGTCCAGCATCTCTCGGAGGTTCCAGTAAAGCTCCGACCGCAGGTTGAAGAACTTCTCCGGTTTCGACGACCTCGTTTGAACATTGATTCCGACCACAGGCAAGCCTTCCTGCTTCGCCTGGTCAACCACGCCGCCGCCGACGCCGATCTCATCGACCCGGATTACCCTAGCGCCGCCAGCATACATGCGGATGTAGCCCACCGACTCCGAGGTGGAGGCATGGGACCACGTTTTCAGCGGATGCACGTAGCGACCCGATATGAGGCAGCACACACTCTCAGAGTCTCCGTATCGTGCAATGTCCACCCCTGCAACTTCCCGTCCTTCTGGGCTCATGTCATGCCAACGATTCTGTGCCTCTATGATCCACGAAAGCGGAATCAGCGTATCATTTCCTGTCGGCGGGAACTCACCGAGCACACGGCTATACCAAAGCGGCGAATCCTCTCCCCACTCTGCTCGGCGCTCCTCCACCCACGTCCTGGTCACAAGGCCCGGAATAACCACGCGGCCTTCTTTGACGTTCGGAGTATCAAAGGCGCTAATAGTGTGCTTCACGTACTTCGGATCGTTGAAGTAGCTGTGAAACATCGTCCCGGTTTCGAGTGGGTTCCCGATGTGCAGGATGTGCGCTCCCTCAGAAGTGAGCAAAGCCGATGGGATGCGCTCGTGAATCGCTGCATCCACTTCCGCGCTTTCGTCCACGATCACGAGAAGCTTACCCGAACGCGGGTGAACACCTTGGATGTTACCGGGGTCGTCCGTCGAGAAACCCTCTGCGTACCAACCAGGGCGACACCGTATCTTCGTCTGCAAGAACTCTGACCCAAGAGGAACGTTCGACTTTTGCTTCAGGTAGTGGATAACCTGCCATACGTTGTTTCTTACCTGCCGTCCACTACTTGCCGTCGTCAGCGCAACGCTGTCAGGCCACAGATGCACCC